TGTGGTACGTAGCACAAGCATGTATGGCACTAGATGTATCATTTGACGAGGTAATTGAGGGTAATATCAAGAAACTAGAGAAAAGATATCCTGGCGGTAGTTTTGATATCCATGACTCTGAGAACCGTGCAGCAGACGACCTCTAGTTTCCATCAGGCATTCCCCCTGATCATATATGAACGTAAGATATCAGGTTTTCTATCATCTCTTTACAATAGTTTTGAGGATGGAAAGTTTGATAATTCTACTGGGAAGATAACAGGTGAATTGAACGGTAAAGTTCTAATCCATCAGGATGCTAGACTAGCACCATTTTTTAGAGAGATCAAAAAGTCTGCAACAGAGTATCTGCAGCACTTTAAGATAGATAATAATACTTTTCAAATTAATTTTGTCAAAACTTGGTATACTATATGTGATCCTGGTCAAACGTTTCCAATGCACTACCACTCGTGTGCACATATATCATGGGTGTACTACATACAAACACCTGGCGATCCTATAGTTTTTCATAAAAGAAACCCTAACGACTTATTCGGAGATGTCTTCAAATTCTCAACAGAAAACAGATACTGTAATACTGATGCGTATGCTATCAATCCTCAAGCAGAACATCTTATTATGTTTCCTGGTTCTCTTGAACATTATACTACTAGTGAACCTAGAGAGCATAGACGAATTAGTCTTGCGGGCGATATCATTTTAACATTAAAGCACAGGACTGACACAGAATCTGGTTTACTATCTCCACAATTCTGGAAAAATTTCTAAATAGTACTATGGCACTTAAACAAATTACATACGATAAGTTATTAAAGAAGGGTGATATAATACCTTCAGAAAAGACGGAGCTTACACAGGCACTGGACTTGGGTGGTGGAGATAAAGCAACTTGGTTTGTTGAAGATGGTTATACATGGCCAAGTAGCAGTCAAAATATTATCAAATCATCTAAAAAAGTGATAAAAAGTATTGTAGATGGGTTTGCAGCAGAGAAGACAGCAGAAAGTGCACAAGGAAAAATTAGTGCGACATATAAAATTGGTAGGCAGAAGGTAAAATTCATGGAGACTGGTGGTGCTGCTGCTACCAAGGCAGTTTCTGATGCAAAGATGACCCAGATACAGGAACTTGGATCTGCAAAAGTTTTTGAGTATGCTATAAAACTAAACAGACAAAAGTATAGTAGTTTAGACAATTTGATGGCAGATAAAAATTTGATGGATGAACTAACAGATATATGGGTCAAAGAATCTAGTGGCAAATTAAAAGAAGTTGATGAAGAATGGTTAGAAAGTTTTTATAAACAACAGAAGGTACTAATAGATAAGATATCTACACCACATTTTACTGAATTTAACCGTGATGGTGGGTTCATGGACTATGTTAGTGGCATAGTTAAAGAGTTTGGTATATCCCAAAAAGATAACTGGGATCCTGCAGATATATGGTTGATAGAAGACGAAGAAAAAGCAAGAAAATCTATTGATAGGATACTAAACAGAGGATCAGGAAGAAAAACTGAAGCAAGATTGACAGAGTTCAATGCTATGATGAGGGTGTTGTTTAATAGTAAGAAAGTATTTGGTATATCTCTTAAAAAAGTAGGGTCTGGTAGTGCACGAATTAAATTTTACAATGATACCAAAAGATCATTTACTGATCAAGCATCTATGGAGTTTAAATACAAGTATGCTCTATGCAAACTAGGTACAAAACGAGATAAAGCAGGAGATGTTACATTATCATCACAAGATATTAGATTTGTTATTGAACAGGGCAATGGAGCAACACATGACTTTCAAATAAAAGGAAATAATTCAACAGATTTCTCAGGATTGAAGTGGGAACCTACTACTAAGGGAGCTAGTGCTGCTAGATTAGGTAAGGCAACTGTTGAACTTGTTGTTAGAGCAATGGAAGACCATGGATTATCTTTTGATAAGGCAAATACTTCTTATCCTAGAAACGCTGAAGATTTTCTTGCAGAGATCGACACATATAAAAGCATGATAAAGGATTTAATTAGACAAGGTGTTGATGTTCAGGTCAAAGATGAACAGGTAGCAGTTGATAATCTATTATTAGTATTCACTACCAAACCACATGTTGCTAATAGTAAGTGCATGCAGATAACTTGGTTACATCAAGTGATGGCAGAGTTACCAAGAACAGAAAGAAACGAGTTTTGTTCTGATATGATTTTTCTTGCAATGAAAGTTGGTAGAGGTAAGAGCGATAGATACGGTCCTTTCGCAAAGATATACTAATGTCTAAGAATACTCACCTAGAACATTTAGAGGACAGTATCTTGCTAGATGGAGAGCAAGGTGCAAAAGATGCTTTTATGTTTTTAGATGAGTTAGCAAAAGTATTCACAGGAGCACAGAAGAATAACTTTAAAATTACTACTAAATGGGACGGTGCACCCGCTGTATTCTGTGGCATATATCCAGGCACTAAGAAATTTTTTGTAGGTACAAAATCAGTCTTTAATGTCAATGCAAAAATCAATTTTACAGAAGAAGACGTGGATTATAATCATGGTAGTTCACCAGGTCTTGCTGTCAAACTCAAGGACTGTTTAAAATATCTACCAGAACTAGGTATAACTGGTGTAGCACAGGGTGATTTGCTATTTACTGACGACAAACAAGAGAAAGTAATTAATGGAACTCAGTGTATTATATTTCAACCCAATACTATAACCTATTGTATACCACAGGAAGATGAATTATATACTAAAGCATCAAAAGCAAAGGTTGGTGTGGTATTTCACACATCATACTCTGGTAATGACATAGGTAGTATGAATGCTTCCTTTGGATATGATGTATCTAAGTTAAATGATAGTAAAAATGTCTTAGTTTTGAGTGCGGAGACAGGTCAGTTAGGTAAAGATGTTTTGTTGACACCAGTTGAGAAAAATAATTTAGATAAATTAAAAAGTACTAGTAAATCTTCTTTAAGTAATGCTTCTAAATTCTTAGATACAGTAGCAGAACAGATAGCATCCAAGGATCAACTAGTCATAGGAACTAGACTAAAGATATTCTTTAACAAATACGTGCGTGAGGGCAAAAAACTACCCAGTGACAAGGTATTTGTCAAAGAATTTCAAGAATATTTTCAGACAGAAGTTCAAAAGGCAGCAGATAAATTGAAGACACCAAAAGGAAAGGCACAAAAATTAAATAAATTATATGATGGTCTAGACTTGATCAAAGAACAAGAAAAAGCACTCAAAAGTACAGTTACTTTATACTCTGCACTACAATCTGCTAAGGAGATGTTCATACGTAAGTTAGAAACTGGTGAAAGGTTCGGCACATACCTTAAAACTGAAAATGGATATGATATTACTGCACCAGAGGGGTATGTTGCTATACAAGATGGAAACAATGCGGTTAAATTAGTGGATCGTTTATCATTCAGTGTGGCAAACTTTAACGTGGAGAAGAACTGGGTCAATGGAGATACACCACAATGAAAAAAGTTTACGTTACATTTGGTAGATTAAATCCTCCTACTATAGGTCATGAAAAACTGCTTAAATCAGTGCAATCAAAGGCAGGATCTGATGATTGGTGGATTGTAGTGTCTCAGAGTGTTAAACCAAAGACTGATCCTCTACCATATGAGAAAAAAATAGAGTATTTAAAGAAGATGTTTCCTTGGGCAGCAGATAATATAGATGACACAGCATGTTGTAAGACACCTATAGATGTTATGAAACACCTCATGATGAAAGGATATAGTGACGTAGTTTTAGTGGTAGGTTCTGATAGAATGGGTTCTATGAAGTTTGTTCAAAACTATAATAGAAGTGATGAATACTCATTTAATACATTAGAAATAGAATCAGCAGGAGAGAGGGATCCAGACGCGGAAGGTGCAGCTGGAATGTCCGCAAGTAAGATGAGAGAAGCAGCAAAAGCACAAAATACTACAGATTTTATTGCGGGAATACCAGACACATTGACAATACAAGAGAAGTTAGAACTGATGATAGAAGTTAGAAAGGGAATGGGTTTATAAATAACTTTGATATGTACATCTATATTAATGAAAAGTCTCTCAGACTTCACTAAAAAATCCAAAGTTGCGGAAGCAAATATCACCAAAGATAAGTTCTATAAGAACGAAGTCTACAAAACAGGTGAGTGGGTTTTGACTGAGCAAGGACAAGTCGGTAAGATACACCGCAGAGGTCCTAACTATGTGCTATGTCTTACTGCAGAGAACACAAAGTTCCGCAGTTGGATCACAGACATCAAAGAAGTATT